TGTTTGTAACGCAGCTTTTAAATCGTCATAAGTACATTTTCTGTAGATATTAAAAATGTCTTCTTGACCATTCATAATTTTTTCAGCAATGTTTTTATCAGCTGTTGCTGGAGTTACGTTAGGCTTAACCATTATAGTAGTCTTAGGATATCTTTCACTTCCTTCAGGCGGTGTAAAAGTAACTACAATATCACGACCTGATGTTGGGTCTGTAATATCACCATAATCTGGGTCAGCTATGAATGTTAAAAGTTCTTGATAAACTTGCTTACCAAAGCCCCAAAATTTAACACCTTCTGACTCTTTGCCACGAACAATAACTGGAACGTAAGTTCTCATTTTAGGTTCTAATTTCTTACCTAGTTTCCAATCATCAGAATTACCTGAAGATTTTAATTGCTCAGCAAACTCTACTACAGGATCTGCATCACCGAATGTTGTTGGTGATAAGTAGTTTTTCTTACCTAAATCATAGTGAAAGAATAACTCCAAAAATGGGTTTTCTTTGTTAAACTGATAAGGTACAATACGTACTTGGTTCTTACCTGGTTCTGGCTTCCATAAATTAGAAGTCCGATTGTTTGTGTTTTGTAATCCGTTTAATTTACTTCGGATTGCGCTTAAATCAATTGCCATTGAAATACTCCTTAATTGTTAATTAATAATTAAATATAATAAAAAAATTTCAATTTATGAAACTTTCTTGAGGGTTTTTTGATAATATTCTCTGTAAGCAAAAACAGATAATTCTTTAGCTTTAGATTCTACCATTACATCTATATCCAAGCCATAGCTGTCGATGAAGTCCACTATGTAATCTGAGTGAGCTTGTTCTTTGATTTTTTGACGTTCTTGGTGAAGCTTTTCTACAGTAGGAAATTCTGATATATTTTCCAAAGTGATGTTGTTTTTGGACATGAGATTTTCTACAATAAGAGATTTTTCCTGTCTTCTAGATTCTGAGTAGTGAACTATTTGCTTTATATCTTCTGGCCAGGTTGAAGCTGCCAAAATAAGAGCATCTTTTTCTGTTAGATCCCCAGTGCAAAATTTGTGGTGGTAGTAGTCGAATACGATAGGAATACCAATTACTTTGTAAATACCATGATACAAATCTACCACAGAATACATAGAAGCTTTGTCGTCGTTTTCCACAGTTAGACGAGCTTGAGCCCCAGGACTAAGACGTTTGAAATTTTTGCAGAATCTTTCCATTGCCGATTTTTTGTCGCCGTATGCACCACCAATATGAATGTTGATTTTGTTGTATGGTGTTTGAGGTAAACCCATTACATCCATGACTTCTGCGTGGTTGTTTAGTTCCACAATAGAAGCATCGACAACTTTTTCTGATGGGGAAGCAAGTACACAAAATTGTCCAGGATGGAATGTAAGCCTTTGATTGTACTTTTTAGCTAAGTCCCCAGCTTCTTTGAGCCTTTGGCGAATAAGCTTTGCATCCGGTAATTCGTCGATTTCAAATTCCGAAAACCAAGGAATGATAGCACTAGACATACGGTATACTGAAATACCATTTTCGTAATTCCATTGAATAATTTTGGATAGATCTGTAACATTTTGTAGTGTGATGTTACTGATGTGAGGTAGACCTTTTGTTTCTAATGTACGTTTTATGCATGTGCGGTTAATCGTGATGTTGTCCGATTTCCGTAAGGTCATGTTGATGCAAGCGTACCCTAAATTTGTTTTTTCCATTTGATAATTTTTACTTCTCAATATAATAAATTTAATGCTATTACCACGATAAACAACGTTAACTTTACGTTAATTATTTACTAATGGCTACTTATTTTTTATTTGTTATCTGTTAATATAATAAATCTTTTTGATATAAAAAAATTTATAGGGTGTTATTTGTTATAGTTTAAATTTTTTCTTTATGAATTCTGCAGCTTTTTTGTATTGGTTTGCTTTAACGGAAAGTAATACATCTCCTGATTCTCCATCTACTACAAATAGATAAGGATTTTTCGCGGCACCTGTTGGATTTTTTTGTGTAGTTTCCCCTACTTGATGAACTATAAATCTGAAGTCCTCATCCCAAATGTGATGGTATCCTGTGAAACCATATCCAGAATCATCAAGCTCTCCAACTCCATTTGCTTCGAAATATTGACCAATTTTCTTGTCTACATTCATCCACCAATAACCTTGTTTAGTAAGAACTGCATGGTCGTCGCCAGAATCCCATTCACCTCTAAACTTTTTAAAGTCTTTTGGATGAATATCTGGTGCTGCATCTATTCTTTTAATGTCATCTTCATCTAACTCAGGATCTTTTCTATAATCATATTTAGCTTCTGTTAAATTATTAACTTGCCACTTTTTAATATCAAATTTATCAGACTT